AAGACTGTTTCTGAGCTTGTAAACATGGGTTTTAACAGAAAAGATGTTGAAAGTTTGCCAAGTGCAGAGGAAGAAGTCTTTAATACCGAAGCTGTTGTAAGAAGATCGTATGATGATGCAACAACTGACCTAGAAGCACAAACAATTGATCCTTCAATGAAGGTTAAACAGATTACTGAATGCTATATGAGAGCCGATGTTGATGGCGATGGCATTGCAGAGCTTAGAAAAATAATTGTAGGTGGTAGTGGCTATAATAACTACATCATTTTAGAAAATGAAGAAATAAATATTCTTCCTTTTGCTATGTGTGTAGCAATTCCTATGCCATTTCGTTTTTTTGGTCTATCTATGTATGATCTCCTGGCAGATGTTCAGAATATGAGTACAGCCATAATGAGAAATACTCTTGATAATATGTATTATCAAAATAACGCAAGAACAATAGTTGTTGATGGTCAAGCAAACCTAGATGATTTACTTACTTCCAGAAGTGGTGGTATTGTTAGAGTTAAATCTCCTAATGCTGTTACTCCTTTGCAAACTCCAAACTTCTTAAATGATGGTTTGGCTATGATGCAAAAAATAGACCAGTTAAAAGAGAAAAGATCTGGAGTACCAAATCAATTAATGGGTTTAAATCCAGATACAATTAATAAAAGTCATACAACTGCACAATCAGTTAATCAAATGATGAATAGTTCAACACAACGAATTGAACTCATTGCAAGATCTTTTGCTGATGGTGTAAAAGATTTATTTAAAAATATTTTAGCTGTTATTTGTGAATATCAAGATCAAGAAAGAATAGTTAAATTACGAGGCGAGTTTATTCCAATGAATCCAAGAGAATGGACAGATCATTATGATTGTACTGTTCAAGTGGGTTTAGGTACTGGAAACCAAGATCAACGATTACAAGTTTTACAACAAGTATTAAATGTTCAAGAGAAGATGATACAACAACAAGGAGGAATGGGAATGGTTACTCCTCAAACTATTTATAATACGATTGAGGCATACCTGCAAAATAGTGGTTATAAAGATGCAACGCAATTCTTTAATGATCCTTCACAGCAACCACCTCAACCACCACAACAAGAACAACAAGATCCTGCTCTGCAATTAGCAGCACAACAAATAGAAATAGATAAACAAAAGGCTATGGCAGATGTGGATTTTAAAAATAGAAAATTAGAAGCTGACAATGAATTTAAAATGCAAAAATTAAACTTAGACGAACAAAAATTAGCAACGCAAGTTGTAAAAGAACAAAAAGTGAATAATTTAGAAAAGGAAAAGTTGGCTTCTAAAATTCTACAACAAGGAATGAATTAATGGCATTTACACCCTTTATGCAAGGCACAGAAGCACAATCAGTAATAAGTGATTATCTTGGTGGTAAACTTAATGCTACACCCAATGTTAATAGTGTAGGAATGTGGCGAAATCCTAATTTTGATTTACGAACTGAACAAGAAAAAGCAGGAACACTTGATAAAACAGCTTTATATCCAAATCCTCAAATAGATTTTTCAGCACAAGATGATCCAGTTGATCCTTGTAGAGAAGGATTTATGTTAGTTGATGGTGTATGCCAACCAATAGAAACTTTTGGTCAATCAGCTTATGATGAACAAAGAAATGATGATCCAGATGATCCTCCTAGAGAATATTATTCTATTGATGAAATGAAAGAAATGGGAGATGCTGAATTATTAGATTATCTTAATGATGGTTGGTTAAAAGGCGATCCTTATGATATTTCTGTTGGAGGTCAATTTGGAATGCCTCCTGCTTTTCAATTTATGTTTGGTGGACAAAATGAGATGCGAAGAGATTTTATTATAAATGAATTAGCAAAACGAGGTTACAACATAGATACAGATAAAGGTCAATTAGGTTTAGGACAATCATTAAGTATTCTTAATAATGCAAATTTAGCCAATAAATATGTAAATGAAGATCCTAGATCAACAGCTTTCTTTACACCAGAAGAAATTAATTATCAGATACAAGCTAAACAAGATGCACAGAATATAGTTAATCAAGGTGGCAATCCTTATGGTCAAAGTTATACAGGAACACCTAAAGACATACATAATCAAGTTGTTCAAGATGCAATTCAATCAGGTGGAACTGTAAATCCATGGGAAGCACAAAATATTAATGCAGGTGGAACGAATAATACTTCTACTTATACAGGAAAAAATCCTTTTAAAGATGAAGATGTATGGATTTAGAAAAAGAAAAACAAAGAGGACATAGAGCTAAAGCAATATTAGAAGATGAAATATTTGCAGAGGCAGTACAAAAAGTTTCGGCAGAGTTACGACAAGAATGGTTAAACTCTCCGATAAGAGACACAGAAGGAAGAGAAAAAATTTACATGATGGAAAAAATGTTAAATGTCCTTCTTGTGCAAATCAAATCTGTAATGGAAACTGGTAAACTAGCATCTAAACAGGTTAATAAATAAGGAGAAATAAATGGCAGATACACCTTCACAGGAGTCTGTTGTTTCAGAAGCAGAGTCTAAGGACTCTCCCATCTTAAATGATGAAACAGCAACAGCACAGGCATTCGCCAACCTTTTAAACAAAGACGAGACTGCAAAAGGAAGCGAAGAGTCTGAAACAACTAAATTGGAAGAAGAGAAAGCTACTCTTGAAGAAGATAATAGCGATCCCTTACTAGAAGATTTAGATGGACAAGAAATAGTAGATGAAAATGACGCATCTTCTGAAAACGAGGAAACACTTTATGAGGTCAAAGTTAATGGCGAAGATTATAAAGTTAATTTGCAAGAGTTGAAGAAGGGCTATCAGTTAGAAAAAAACTATACCAGAAAGAATATGGAGTTAAGTGATAAACGCAAAGATGTAGATTCTTTGCAACAAAACTTAACGAAAGAACTCGAAGCAGTCAAAAATTCTCGAAACCAATATGCTAAACAATTAGAGGTTTTATCTCAAAATTTACAGCAAAAAGAAGAAAACATTGATTGGGATAATCTTTATCAAACTGATCCTGCTGAATATGTAAAATTAAAAGCAGAGTCAGATAAGAAAAAAGAAATGTTGCAACTTGCACAGCAAGAAAGACAACGCATTCAACAAGAACAACGATCCGAGCAAGAGAAAGTTTATAATGATTACATTGCAAAGGAACGACAAATCTTAGCTGAAAAACTCCCTGTCTATGCAGATAAAGAAAAAGGTGTGGAATTTACAAAAAGACTTTCTAGTTTTGCAAAAGAAAGTGGTTATAGCGATCAAGAAATTGCAATGATGGTAGATCATCGAGCAGTTCTTTTATTAGCAGATGCTTATAGATATAATCAATTAAAGAAAACAAAACTTGAAGGAAAAAAAGTAAAAAGAACACACAGAGTTCTTACTTCTAATGCTGCAAATGTCAGAGAAAATTCTGAAAAACAACAGGATATTGACAAGAGAATGACAAAACTGAAACAATCTGGAGGATTGGAAGATGCACGAAATGTGTTTCTCGAAATGCTCCAATAACGAGAAAAGGATAAAACATTATGGCAATTCCAACTAATGTTACAGAAACTTTTGATCGTGTTGGTATAAAACAGGATATCGCTGATGTCATATATAATATAAGTCCAGTTGAAACACCTTTTATTAGCAACGCATCAAAAAGCACAGCTATTCAAACTTTACATGAATGGCAAACAGATGCACTAGAGGCAGCAGCAGCTAATGCACAAGTGGAAGGTTATACTTATGGTTTGGACACAAGAGCTCCGACTGTAAAACTTCAAAACTATACTCAGATCACAGCGAAAGCTGTTGGTGTAACAGGCACAGACCAAGCTGTTAGCAACTGGGGTAGAGGTCAAGAATTAGCATATCAAATGGCTAAAGTAGGCAAAGAGCTTAAAAGAGACATTGAATTTGCTAACATAAATACTTCAAATGCAAAAGTAGGTGGATCATCTGGTACTGCAAGAGAGAGTGGATCTATTGACACTTATTATGGTGGTAATGTTCCAGGCACAGGTAGTGCAGCACTTAACTATTACAAAAATGGTGGAACTGTACCAACTGGAAATGGATCAACTGCTGAAGCAGGTGGAACTGATGTTGCATTTACTGAGGACTTATTAAAAGATGGTCTAAAGAAATGTTACGAACTAGGTGGAGAGCCTGATGTTGTGTTAATGAACTCAACACATAAGCAAACTGCTTCTGGTTTCAATGGTATCGCTACAAACACAAAAAACATTGACGATAAAAGAGTTATTGGTGCTGTTGATGTGTATGTTTCTGATTTCTCAACTGTAACTTTTGTTCCAGACAGATATCAGAATGCAAATAGAGTTGATATTTTAGATATGTCTAAATGGGCGATTGCTTATTTAAGACCTTTCCAAA